ATTGCTGGATTGCCTGGCGGTAAAGATTTTCTCGATAATGCTGATAAAACATTGTCAACACAGAGGGCAGAAGCCCTCCAGCCAAGCGCATTGAAAAAGGCGATTGCAGACGCAGACAAAGCCGTGGCAGATGCTACCGCAGCCCAGGCCACTGCAAAGAACGCACCAGAAAAAGCAGCCGCTGATGCTGCAAAAGCAACAGCAGATGCCAACAAAGCCAAAGTGGAGGCGCAGTTTGCAGAACGGCAACAACTTGCCATTCTTGAGAAAAGCAATTGGGATGTTAAAAATCTGAAAAGCCAAATTAGTGATCGTTCAGCACGACTTAATTTAAGCACACAAGAAACTACTGCATTGGTGGCTGAAAAATTAGCATCTGTTGGTCAAAAATTAAATGAAGTACCAGCAGATACAAAAAAACTTATTAATGAATCTGCTGTGGCAGCGGCAACATCTAAGCAATCCGCTGGTCAATTTAATGATCTAGCAAAACGCCTTGAAGCCGAGGGTGGTGGTTATGGTGTCTTTTCAAGCGCATCTGACTATCTGAAAAGAGGTGTTGGTTTTCAGGGTGGCATGACACAACTGCGCCAAGAATATACACGGCTTAGAAATACAGCGGCTATAAAATCTTTACCACCAGGCCCTGCAACTGATCGAGACATTGCCTTGGCATTGCGTGGTTTCCCAAGCGAGACCGCATCAGCCTCAGATTTGTCGAGCTTTTTGCGTGGTATGGCTAAGTTGCAAGACATTGATGCTTCAATCAATAATGCCAAAACAGATTGGTTAACAAATAATAACGGGTCTTTGGCACGAGCTAAGAATACTTTTGTTGCGGGTGACTATGCGGCAAAAGCAGGTGAAAATTTCAATGATTTTTCAACACGAATTATTGATGATGTAACAAAGAAATATGACCCTAGAACGCAGACATCATTAGTTGAACAAATCCCAACACCTAGAAGCCCGCAACCAATGGCAGCACAAAATAATATTCGATCAGCGGCAGATGCAATTTTGGCTGGAGGTCAATAAATGGCAACCGCAGACGAATACGCAGCATGGATTGTAAGAAACTCGGATAAACGTGGTACGCCTGCGTTTGATACTGTGGCTCAAGCCTATGAAATTGCAAAAGCAGAAGAAACCACTGCTCGTACTCGACAGCAACTTGCGCCTGTACCACCAACGCCAAGTGTGCTAGGTCGTATTATTGGTGCTGGTGAAACCGCCTTAACTTTGGGAACAGCCGCAACAGGCGGTACGCTAGGCACAATTATTGGCGCTGGTAAAGGTCTGACAGAACAAATTTTATCTGGTGAGTTTGGCACACCACAAGCGGCTCGTGCGGTTGAAAGAGCCGCAGCAGAAGGAGCGCAGGCATTAACTTATCAACCAAGGACAGAAGCAGGCCAAGAAATGGTGCAGGCTACTGGTCAATTTTTGGGTGAAGTTTTACCGCCTGTTTTGCCAACTATTGCAGCACCTACTGCGACCGCACAAGCAATTAGAAGTGCCGCCCCCATTACGCAAGCAACAGCCCAGCGTGGTGCGGCTGCGACACGGCAAGCGGCACAAGCAACTGGAGAGGCTATTGCAAAGCCTGTACAAGCGGCTACAACAGCCGTTCGTGAGGCTTTAGGTATGGAGACCCCTCCAACCCCAACAGCGGCTGGTGGGCGTGTTTCTGTTGGTGCGGCAGCAACTCCAGCAGAGTTACAAAGAGTAACGGTTGCGGAACAATTAGGTTTTACAGGCCCTGCTGGATTAACTGCTGGTCAGAGGACAAGAAATTTTGCAGACCTTCAGTTTGAAAAAGAAACTGCTAAATTAGGTGAGGCTGGAGCACCTTTGCGTGAACGAGTCAGCAATCAAACAGCAAATTTAATTCAGCAATTTGATGCGATGGTTGATCGTACTGAACCATTGCTGGCAGATGCAAGAGACATTGGCAAAGCCGTAGATAAAGCCGTTGTCAATAAAGCCGAAGTGCAAAGAAGAAAAATTCGTGATGCCTATACAAAGGCCAGAGAAGATGGTTCTATGCTTGAGCCAGTTACTCTGAATGAGTTGGCAACAACTGCGGCAGATGTTCAGCGTTTTGAAGGCGTTGCGCCAAATGTTGCACCAATTCGCAAAGAAGCAATTAGGCTTGGTGTATTGGTAGAAGATGCAGATGGCAACTTGATTGCACAAGCCAAATCCATTGACGATACTGAATTGCTCAGACAATTTGTCAATGAGGCTACCGACTGGACAAACAGACGAGAGTCTTTGATGGCAAGAAAAATCAATTCCGCAATTGATGCTGGAACTGAAGGTAAAGGTGGCGAATCTTACAAGGCAGCCCGAAAATTGCGTCAGGATTTTGCCAATGAGTTTGAAAACGTAGGATTGACAGCAAAACTTCTGTCAACCAAACGAGGCACTGACGAGCGTGTTATTGCTTTTGATGATGTCTTTGACAAAATCATTATCAATGCCCCACTTGAAGAAATGAACAAAGTCAGGAAAACTTTGCTCACGGCAGGGCCGGAAGGCAAACAGGCATGGAATGAATTGAAGTCCAACACAATTCGTTACATTATCAATAAATCCTTGTCAACAGCCCAAAGAGATGAACGTGGGCAAGCATTAGTTTCCCCTGACAAATTAAACAGTGTCATTCGGTCTTTGGATAGAGAAGGCAAGCTCGAAGGCTTGTATGGCAAAAAGCAAGCGCAACAAATTAGAGACCTTGGTGAAATAGCGATTGATATTTACACAGCACCACCTGGTGCGATAAATTTTTCAAATACAGCATCAGCTTTGCAAGTTGCTTTAGACTCTGTGATGACTTTTGGTTTAACTGGAATACCAGCACCAGCAGTCACAGCTTTGAGGGAAGCATCTAAATACGTCAAAAATCGTGAAGTCAGAAACAGAGTTAGACAGGCTTTGCAACCTTTGGGGAATAAATAAATGTCAGCACTATCAGTTCAACCACCATATCCAGCGTTTGCGGATGCTGATGGACAGCCGCTTGATGATGGTTACATTTGGATTGGCACGGTTAACCTAAACCCAATTACAAACCCGATTGTTGCCTATTGGGATTCAGCAAAAACGATCACTGCTGTTCAGCCGATTCGCACAAGTGGGGGTTATCCTGTCTACCAAGGCACACCATCACGCATTTACACTGCAAGCGATTACTCCATCCAAGTGCAGAACAAGAACGCAACGGTAGTCTATACCTCGCTGAATGACAATGCTTTTGGTGGTGGCGCTGTCGTGACAAATGCAACTGGCACAGGCACACAGACTATTTATTCAGTCACATCAAGACCCTTGTCAATTTATATCAATGGTGTGTACCAGAATCAAAACACTTACGCATTTGCGAATGGCAATGTAACATTCACAGAAGCCCCACCATTCACCTCTATTATTGAATTTGTGTTCTAAGGAGAACCAGAATGTTAAAAACAGTATCAGCAATCAACGGCTTTGTTAGCCCAACTTTCAGCGGTAATGTTACGCTATCCAATGGCAACTTAGTCATTGGAACATCTGGCAAAGGCATTGACTTTTCTGCAACACCAGGCACAGGCACAAGCGAGTTGTTTGATGACTATGAGGAAGGCACTTGGACAGCAGCCGACGCAACAGGGGTTGGCGTAACGATTACTAATAATGCAACCGCCAAATACACCAAAATAGGGCGACTTGTAATTGCAAGTTGTAATATTACGATTGGCGCTACTGTTAGCGCAACGGTGGCTGAAATTAGTTTGCCATTTGCCGCAAATGTTGACTCGGGCAATTCTTCACAAGGCGGTGTTGTCATTGAGCATAGTTATGGCCTTGGGTCATTAGCTGCGGCGATTGACAACACTACAAGTTCTCGTTTTAGGCCAGACGGGGGAGCTGGTTTAACTTATGCTAGTTTAAGCGGCAAAAATTTGCGTTACACAATTATTTACGTGGAGAATTGAAAATGCCCTTAACAAAAGTTTCGTACTCATTGATTGAGGGCGCACCAATCAGTCTATTGGATTTTGGTGCTGTTGGTGATGGTGTGGCTGACGATACTGCTGCAATTCAAGCCGCAGTTAACGCTTGTGGCGTAAACCAATGGATTGACGGAAATAGCCAAACTTACAAAATTACTTCTGTTATTAATGGAACTTCAAGTACGTTCAAACTATGTAACGCAAAATTTGTTTTTAATAGTGACTACGCCAATCAAGGACGTTTTGCATTAAATGCTGGCTCTGGAACGACAGCAATGACTGTCGAATTAAAAGATGTAATTGTTGACGGTGGTCGCGGAACTTATAAAGTCGGGCTAGAAACATGGACTGTTTTTTCGAGTTTTGGTGGATATGACAGTATTAGACCTACGCTTGTTCCAGTATTTTTAGTGACCGCTTATAACATCAGTACAACGGTAAAAATTAATAATGTAAATTTTTACAATGTTCATGCTGATGCGTGTATTGAAATTGGTACTTACGGTACTGTGTTTATTGACGACTGTGAGTATGAAAACATAAGCAATAAAACTTTTCATGTTTACCATTCGCCTGACGATGGGGTAACTCAAAATGGACGCACTCTAGTCAACAATGTTTATGCTGAAGACATTGGGCTAATGCCATCAAGTTTTTTAGTTGATACTGTTTCAAAAGTTAGAGCTGACCCTTACGCCCCCCAAGGTTCATTTAATTTTATTGTTTCGCACGGTGATTTTGCGTTAAACAATGCAATTGTAAGAAACTACGCTTCTTGCGGTGTAACCGCAGATAGAAATAGATCATTTAACGCAAACAACATTTTTATCATTAACGGAAGTGGTATTGCGTTTTCTAATAATCCATCAGGGGCATTTTTCTTAGAAGATTGCAATACGTCAAACGTGAGCAATCTTTTCGTTTGGATTATTGACAGAAACTCACGCGATTATGCTTTGGATTCTTCTTCTGTACAAATTTTTGCCTCATCAGGAAGTCAAACAAACTTCAATAATGTTGTTTTACTATCAGACCCATCAACAGCAAAAATAAATAAAATAATTCGCGGTAATTTGCTTGGAAACGCAGCGGTTACTATCAGTAATTTTTACATATCTGGTTTACCAGTAAGTTACCAGAATGCTATCTCAATGCTGTATTTACCTAACACGGCGGCGGATGCTGATGTTAGGTTGATAAATGGTTTTATGTCTCATGGGGGAATTACCATAGAGCGCCCAAATATTAGCGTAGTAGATAAAGTTGTTTTAAATGGTAGCAGTGGAACAGCAAACATTACGTTTGCAATACCTGGAAATACTGGTGTAACCGAAACATCAACAGATATGTCAGTAATCAACTGCTCTATTGATGGTTCTATTCTTTGTCAAATTATTGCTGATGGAAAACTTATTTTTAGCCACAATAAAATTGGAGGGGGAATAACGGCAGATCAAAATAATACTTGCAATATTATTGTTTCCGAAAACTCTTTTATTGGCGGAAATATTACTGTTAACGGGGCATCTTCAGAAATAGGTCAAGTTGTTATTTCAAACAACTGTTTAATTTCTGGGCAGACTGTAATTTCAAAAGCATTAACGGCTGTTATTACTGGTAATACCACAAGTGAAAAAATTGAAATAAAAGATGTTCAAACTTTTAATATAACTGGCAACAATGCTAGAACAGACTTGGTTGAATCTATTATTGATATAAACCCAGTAGTAACGGCAAGCATACTTGCTGGCGTTATTAGTAGCAATAATTTGTTAATAAAAACAGGGACTATTGGAGCGTTATTTGTTACTATTGCTGGAGGTGTTTCAGGAGTAACAGACGTTAACAATAATAAGTTAACCGTAGCTTGGACGTGAAATTTAACCGTGCTGGCCCGACTGACCAGAAAATTGATTTTAATTGGAGATTAAAATGGCGCTAGAAAAAGTTCAAATTGTTGACCGCATTGAAGTTATTGAAAACGGCTGCATTCAAGTTCGCACCAAGACCGCTATCAAAGAAGATGGCATTGAAATTAGCAGTAAGTTTCACCGCCACGTTGTCGTGCCTGGTGCTGACTACAGCGCTGAAGATGCCAAAGTGCAAGCAATTGCCGCATCTATTCATACACCCGCAGTAATTGCGTCTTACCAAGCAGCTATTGCTTCACAAGGAGTCTGATATGGCACAGAATAGTCAAATTGCATTTGCACCTCTTGGCGATACGGTAGTTATCCCTGCGGCTGCTTCTGCCTCTACTGGCGTTCAGGCACTAGTTAACTCACGCTTTGATGGTCAAGGCACAGGGCAATATCGCATCATCAACTCAAGTGCCAACACGGTATTTTTGGGCGTTGGAAGTACGGCTGCGATTGCTACGGCTAACGCTGTTGCTCCTGTTGCTGGTACACCATCATCAGCTATTGTTCTAGTGCCTGGCGCTGTTGAAGTCTTACGCTTTCAGCGTGAATCATTTTTCAGTGGCTTGGCCTCTGCCGCCTCTACTGTTTATATCGTCCAAGGCGAGGGTATGTAATGCTTGAGGATACCGACACACGGCTGGCGGTTCACGAGGCGGTTTGTGCTGAGAGGTACACCGCCATTGAGAAGTCGTTTGCATCAGGTTCACAGCGCATGACTCGCATTGAGTATTTGCTTTATGTGGTGATTGCGGCTGTATTACTTGGGCCAGGCTTTGCTGGCGAGTTGGTAAAAAAAATCATAGGCTTGTGAGCAATGGATGCTTTGGCTTCTTTTGCCATTGTTTCTGTTAACAGGAACTTCAGAAAAAGTCGAGTACCGTTGTGTGAGGTGGGCGTGGACAGGTGATGTTTACAACCGGAAGGTTGTTTGCCTTGAATGGGTAAAGGTTGTAAGGAAATGATTGACCCCATAACAGCGCTTGCAGGATTACAAAGTGCAATCAGCGTAGTCAAAAAAGCCAGCAAGGTCGCAAATGATCTGGCTGGTTTAGCACCGTCTATCGCCAAGATGTTTGATGCTAAAAGCGTTGCAACAAAGGCAATGGTTGAGGCTAAACGATCTGGCAACAAATCAAACTTAGGAACTGCACTTCAAATCGAGATGGCGCTTGATGAGGCAAAGCGTTTTGAGGCCGAATTGATGTTGCTGTTTCAGGCCACTGGTCGTGCTGATGTGTGGCAAAAGATTAAGCAGCGTCAGCAACAGATGGATGTTGAAGATGCTCATTTAGCCAGACAAGCCAAGGCAGAAGAAAAGAAAAGAAAAGAAGAAGAAGAAGAATATATGGCATGGGCGGTTGGTGTTGTTGTGATCGTAATGCTTCTTGGTGCAATTGGTTGGGGCATTGCTGAAATACAAGATTTGTGCGCCAAGACAAGGTGTGGTCGGTGAATGAGTACCAAAAGCAATTTGACTTATTCCTCAAAGTCTTTGTCAGGCTTTGCATTGCTTGGTGGGTGCTTGGATTTCTCAAGTTTTTGCCTGACGACTTGTCAGACAAGATCGTGAATAAATTACTAGGAATGATTGGTCTATGAGTGATGAGAAGCCATCAGACGTATTAAGCAAGGTGCTGTCCTATGTGGATAGTCCATTCAAGCTGTTTGCTCTGATACTCATGGCGGTGTTTGCTTTTGCTGGGTACTTTGTTTGGCAGAACCAATCATTTCTATTTGATGCGTATAAAGAGAACAAGAAACTTCCAACGATTGCAGAAGAAAGGGCAGAAGATGTTGCAGCGCATTTGTTTAAAAACACTGATGCAACAGTCATTGCCATTTTCAAAGTAAACCCTTTATTTGGGACAAGAGTTCTGTTTCGTGCCTATACCCGTGAGGGCAGAGACAAAACGCATGATGGCTTAGATGTTGGTTTGTTCACCCAGAGTTCAGCCAATAATCGTGATGTGATTGCACTGATGGCTAATGAGATTCCTTGCAGTGAATATACGATGGCTCAAAGCGAGATTGGGCTTTGGTACATTGAAAAGGGTGTTACCTTTGGATGCCGTGTAAGTGTGCCTCCAGAGCAGGGGCGGTTCGTTGGGCAAATCACTGTTGGGTGGGACAAAGAACCCAACGACTTGAACAAAGCCATAAGTATGTTGCAGATTGCAAGTAATATATTGAGTAAAAGCAAACAGTAAAGGATCACTATGCTGACACTACTTTCAACCCTAATCTCATTCTTGATGGGCGGATTGCCTAAGATTTTGGAATTCTTCCAAGACAGGGCAGATAAGAAGCATGAGCTAAACCTTGCCCAGATGCAGATCACCCGTGAGCTGGAACTGCGAAAAGCAGGGTTTGAAGCACAGGAAAGAATTGAACACATCAAGTCTGAGCAACTGGCTACCGAGAGTGCAGCCAATACCACTCAGGTGCTGATTGGCGCACAGCAAGCTGAAATGCAAGCCCTCTATGCCCATGACACAAGTTTGAATGAGGGAACATCCACATGGATGAAAAACCTTAGAGCAAGTGTGCGCCCTGTCATTACTTACGGGTTCTTTTTCCTGTTGTTATTTATTGACATTGGCCTGTTTGCCTATGGCTGGAATCGTGGTGTGCCGTTTACAGAGTTGGCTGAAATGTTGTGGGACTCTGACACTCAAGCCCTGTTTGCCTCAATCATTGCTTTCCACTTTGGTGGTCGGGCTTTTGGCAAATGAACATCTCAGACAAGTGCTTGCACATGATTCGCCATCACGAGGGCGTGAGGCAGAATCCCTATAAATGCCCTGCAAAGCTGTGGACTGTAGGGGTTGGTCATGTGATGTTTCCAGAGCAAGGCAAACTCAAGATTGATCAGCGGGATGCCTTTGTGCCACCGCCAGAGGCCATGCGTAAACACTCAATGGAGGAAGTCGATGCAATACTTAGGGCAGACCTTACTAGGTTTGAGAAAGGCGTGGCTACTTATTGTCCTGTGCCTCTTACTCAAGGACAGTTTGACGCACTGGTTTCATTTTCTTTCAATGTAGGGCTAGGCACACTCCAGAGGTCAACCCTGCGCCAAAAGGTACTTAGGGGAGACATGGAGGGCGCTGCCGAGGAACTTCTCAAGTACTGCATGGCTGGCGGCAAAGTTCTCAAAGGCTTGCAAAAACGCAGAATTGACGAAAGAGCCTTATTTCTGAGTTGAGTTCTGGCGCAAATGTTTGCCTGTCAAACGCATGATCCAACAAGTTTGGCAAATCCATTTGTGTCCCATATCAACCCCTCCCTCTGGCGGCTTGGTCTCATCACATTTATTACAAGTTCGTAATCTGTGAACAGGCTGATTGCCGCCTAGTTCGATTGGGTACATTGCCATTCTCTTTCGCTTCTGCCTGAGTTTGATTTGACTGTGTTGCCTGTCAATTCAATCAAGCCCATTATTTTCATTTCGTTGAGCCGCCTGGCAACCTGATTGCTGTCCAAGTTGGTACAAGCTGAGATGCCATCCTTGCCTAGTGGCCCGTTTATTTGGAGACACTCAAAGATTCTCTGGTGGTGTTGGGTGGCGGCTTCTTTGATTGAATCGGCTGCCTGAAACGATGTTAGGGGATCATTTGCCCTGACTCTTGGGAAGTCTGGCATGGCGAAAATTTTCTTAAATGCGTCTTTATAGTCCATGATATTTCCTTGTTAGGGGCAATGCCCCTGTTACTTAAAATGGGATATCTTCCTCGTCTTTTGGCAAGCCCTTGTAATCTTCCTTTGGCTTTGGGGTGTTCAAATATGCCCAGCCGTTCCAGCCGCCATCAGGCAGTGGGATGCTGTCCAACTTGAGCATTGGGCCGTTCTTGGTCTCAATGACCGAGCCAATGGTTTGATAGCGTGATTTTTCTTGACCATCTTTGTTTGTGTACTTACCTGACACGATGGTGATTTCATAGAGTTTTTTAGACATTTTTTAAATCCATAAGTTGAGCAATTTTGATATCAAGTTCGTTTAAGAATTTGACCACTTCATCTTCCATTTGCTTGATGAACTCGTTATCCCGTGGGACACGTTTCACAAACAATTGAAGTTCATCGGGTAGGCGATTGTCAAAGCTGACAAAATCGCACCACTGCCGCCCTGTGCAAGCCATTTGAAACTGCATCTGGGTGTTGTACTTGCCTAGCACACTTTGGGACAGCAAAGTTTCAATGTGCGTGGCTGTGTTGGGGCATTTGATTTCTAAGAGGCCATCATCACCCACCAAGCCATCAGGAGAAGCACCAGCCATGATGATTGAGGGATGAGGTACAAACCCCACTTCATCAACCAAAACATCCTGTAAAGCCTCATAAGCGGCTCTGGCAAGGGGTTCTGTGTCTGTGCCGTGTTGCATGGCAGCATTAGTGAAACTCTCACCCTTTTGACCCGTTAGGCGTTCGCACACCAGCTGGGCCATGTAGTTGTCACGGGTTGCTGAATAGCCCGTTTTTGTCTTAGCAATAACGTCAGCCACACGGGAAGCGGTGACTTTGCCAATACGAATGGTGAACCATTCCTCTGTGCCTTGATCCATCATTTCAATCATGATTTCATTCCTTTTATGTAAACGCTAAAACTGTCCAATGTGTCCTGACCAAAGGCGGTCATTTTCTGAATCTCAGCTGCCACTTCATCTAGCACCTGATTGCGCTGTGAGGGTGAGACATAAACATCCCAATGGTATGGCTGACCACTTTTCATTTCTGCTTCATGGGCGATGCGGTCGAATTCATCATCTTCATCTGTTTTCATAATTTGGCCTTTGCTTTGTCTTTGGCTGCGATCACTTTCTTTTGCCATTCAGAATCACCATTGCAAGCGGCATAAGCGGCTTTGTAGGCGGCTTTTAATTGATCTTGGTCGGTAGATGCCTCGATTGCCGCCAAGTGGTCTACAAGGGCGCTTTCATTGACTTGAGGTCTACGGCTGGCTGTGTTGCCATCATCATCTTCTGGTGCTATGCCGCAAGCCGCCATCAGGGAATATCTACGTGCATAAGTCAAAGCAGAGCCAAAACCTTGGGCATCGTGCTTGTTAGCCGGAACAAATAATTGTCCACAGTTTAGGGATTCACCAGACTCATGGAGAAAGATGGTTTCAATAATCACCCCATCAGGCGATGGTTGGTTTTGCTGAATCAAGGCAATGCCATTGTTGTTCAGAGAATCAATGACTGCCTCAACACAAGCTGACAAGTCAGCATAGCGTGATTTAAAGTGAGGGTTTGTTGAGGACTTGAGCGCAGGGCCGAAAGCCTTTTGTGCTTTGACCAATGCAGTTGCGATGTTTTTCATGATTGTTCCTGTGAAAGTTCGATTTGCAAATGTTTAAGTTCTTCAGCGGTGATGTTGATTAAGTAGCAAAGGCTGCGAATCTTGCCCTGAAGCATCCCGACTTGATAGGCCAGGCGATCCCGTGGGTCTTGGCCCTCATAGATACTGGCGGCATTTTGTGCCACTTCATTGATGATGTAGTCTGCGTTCATGATTCTTCCTTTAAATAAGCTGTCAGGCGTTTGATTCGGTCTTGGTGGTACTCAGCCATGCGCTTTGCGTATTCATTGGCACTGAGAGCCTCCAATAGCTTGCGCTGTGCCATTTCAAGTTCTTTGGCAGCCAGTTCTTTTGGTGATGGCAAGCGGAAATAATCTTTGAGTTTGTCAATCATGTTTAACCCCTCCATGCGAGCATTACGCCCCAACCACCAAAGATGATGATCGCCAATGTCCATTCGACAATTGTTGTGATGATCTTAGATTTCATTTTGTTCCTTTAGCATACGAGCGTGGTGAATCTTGGCCTCAGACACAATGCGTTCAAATTCAGATGAGGACAGATCGCAAGAAATGTCATCACCCTTTTCGCTAAAGACAAACACATCGTAAATTTCTGCTGAGTTGTGGTCATGGGGCAGATTGAATTCTGCTGGGTAGTAGTCATAACCGACCTTGACTTTCTCAAGGGTTGTGCCATCGTCATAAGTGACGAATTCATCAAAGTGGTAGTGAAGTTTGTAGTCAATCATGGCAATTCCTTAATTAAGAATTAAACGGCCTGTCAAGCCAAAAGATTTCAAAGTATCAATTGCGTTTTGGATTGCTTCTTTGCGGGAATGACCAAAAAACACGGGAGGAACATTTGTGCCTGGCAAAGCACAATCAAACTCAATTACCCAAGCTGGAGGAACAGTTGCACGAATACGGGGGTTATATTGTTCTTGCTGAAAGTAGCAATCTGCTTTGAAAAGTTGTGTCATATTGACTCCTAAAAAGACCCCGAGAAGTTCAGGGCATGGATGGACTATAACGCACCTTATATAACCAAGTCAACTGTGGGGTTATTAGCTAGCTAATGTATAATTTGCGTATGGACAAAAATAAGTTTATTGCACTCGCTGGCTCACAGGATGAGCTTGCCAAGTTGTTGGGCATCAGCCAAGCGGCTGTGTCTCAATGGAAAACTGTGCCTCAAGCAAGAATTTGGCAATTAAAGTTGTTGCGGCCTGATTGGTTTTTGGATTAAGATTGTTTGAAACACGGCTAGGTCTGAAGTCATGAGCAGACCGAAAAGAGTTACCTCCCTCTCCTGCCGCAGTTTCTTTTAAGGGAGTATGAAAAGGCGAGCTATGCATTACTACCAGTTTCACATTGGTGACTACATGAGTCACACCAGGCATCTTTCATTGATGGAAGATTTGGCCTATCGCAGACTTCTGGACTACTACTTTTTGCACGAACAACCAATTAAGCACAGAGATGCTGCCAGACAAGTTGGCATGAAAGAGCATGAAGAAGATGTTTTGACAGTGTTAAATGAATTCTTTTTGTCCACAGAAGATGGATTTGTAAACCCAAGGGCTGACAAGGAAATAAAGCAATACAAAGAGTTTGCAGAGGCTGGCAAACGTGGGGCGGCTAAAAGGTGGGGAACACCCCCCAATGGGGAGGCTAATAGCCCCCCTAATGCTACCCCAATAGCAACCAATAACCATAAACCAATAACCAATAACCATAAACCAAAGAAAGAGAAAGCAACTGTCGTTGCTTGTCCCCCTGATGTTTCTGAACAAGTTTGGAATGATTGGTTGCAACTCAGGAAAGCCAAGAAAGCCTCTGTGACCGAAACAGTCCTAAAAGGCGCAAGGTCTGAGGCTAGCAAGATTGGTTGGTCACTTGAGCAGTTTTTGATTGAGTGGTGTACCCGTGGCAGCCAGGGCTTAAAAGCTGAATGGCTAAAAGAAAAACTCACCAAGTCTGAAGAACGTCAAAACGTGATGGCAGAGTTGACTAGGGGCAAATCAATTCCTAAAACGCCATTTTGGGCTAAACCTGAAACCATAGTACTGGAGGCACAAGATGTGGAACGAAAACGACTTTTGTGATCCAGACTCAGGTTTTGATTACATCTTTGGAATGATGAACGCCATCTACGGCTCAAGGTTCATCACGCATTGGCAAGATGTTGACCCCAACCTTGTCAGACAGACTTGGAAGCAATATCTTGGCAGATTCTTGACCTACAAGCCAAGCCTAGATTTTGCGCTTGGCAAGCTGGACAAAGACTTTCCACCGAGCGCCATTGCTTTTCGGGATATGTGCAATCAAGGCCCATCAATCCCTGTTAAACCACCAACTGCAGTTTTGATTGAGCGCAAAAAAACAATTCATGAGCAGATTGAAAGCGAAAGAATCAGGGCAGAAGCATTGGCGAAATTATCAGAATTAAGAAAACAATATGGTGGGAGAACATGAATGAGTTGGCTCTTTTCGCAGGCGCTGGTGGAGGAATACTTGGTGGACACCTCCTCGGATGGAGAACAGTCTGTGCAGTCGAATGGGAAGCCTACCCAGCAAGCGTACTGTGCGCCAGACAAAATGACGGACTTCTCCTGCCTTTCCCGATTTGGGATGACGTACAAACCTTTGACGGAAACCCGTGGCGAGGAATTGTTGACGTTGTATCTGGCGGCTTTCCATGCCAAGACATCTCTGCCGCTGGGGGGG